GACTGCCCGGCTGCCGTAAGCTGACGGAATGCCTTCTCGGCTTCGGCCAGGTCCTTGCGTAAATCCTTCAGGGCAAGAGCGCTGAACGCCTTACTGATTTCCTCTGCCGATAGCTTGGCCTGCGCAGCCGTGGTGACGAGCGTGATGCCATAGCTCTTCATCTGCTTTTGGAGATCATCGCTGAACGCCTTCTGTTGACGCGTATCGAGTATCTCCAGTAGCTGGTTGTATTCCCGTAGTCCAATCAGCCCTTTGTCGCGAAATTCCTCCAATTTTTTGCGCGTCCAGTCGAAATCGGTTGCCATCTCAACCATGCTGGCGGCGAATTTGTGGAAATTCTCGTCGGTCTCTTTGAACGGCTCCTTGAGTTTGTCGAATTCGGTATAGAGGACGACGGCTGCCGCCGCAACCGCGAGGATTGCCGCGCTCACCGGATTCAAGAGCATCGGCAGTTTGGAGACGAGCCCAGCGATGTTCCCGAACGCGCCGATCACCTGGCCGAGCACGACTGCGAGCGGTCCGAGCGCAGCGGTGAGAGCGAGCGCCCCAAGCGCGAACTGCTGCGTCCCCGGCGCTAATTGCGCAAACCATTTCGCGAGATCCGCCAGACTCGCGAGCATCGGCCCAAAGACCTCCGACATCATCATCTTGGCAGTCGGCCCGAGCACGTTGCCGATATCCATGAGAGTGAACCCGATCTGCTCCTTGAGCTTCTCCCATTGGCCGAGCAGGGTGCCTGTCTGCGCCTCCATCAGACCGCCAAACTTCTCATTCATGCCGGCCAGGATCGCCGGGATGGCGACGCTAGCGTCGATTTGGCGTTTCTCGACGGCCTTCATGGCGCTCATCACGTCCATGTTTAAGGTCTTCGCGAGCATTTGCCAGGCCGGGATGCCTGCCTCTGCGAGCTGGCGCATTTCCTCGGCCTGCACCTTGGTCTTGGACTGCATCTGACCGAGGGCGGTGGTAATTCTCTGAATGCCTTCTGACCCCATGCCGAGCGCGGACGCGGCATCCCCGATGTTCCGCAACATCGGAATGATTTGCTTCGCCTCAAAGCCGAGCGCCTGCATGCGCTTCGACGCCAGGGTCAACTCCTGGAATTGGAAAGGCGTCTTGAGCGCGAAATCGCGCAGGTCTGCGAGATGTTTGGAGGCGGCCTGCGCAGAGCCGAGCAGGGTTTTGAACGCGATGGTATTCTGCTCGAGGCCGCCCGCCATTTTGAGGGAAGCAACCGCCAGGCCCGCGAGCGGCACAGTAACGGCGGCCGTCAGGGTCGTGCCCAAGGACTTCAAGTCCGAGCCTGTGGAGGTGAGCGTACCCTTCACTTCCCCCATCGCGGACTTGAAGCCGTCGAGCTTCGCGCCAACCGTAACGAAGAGATCGCCTAGTGAAGCCATCGAATGAAAGTTCCTATTGGCCGCGCGCCTGTGCGCAGATCGCCGTCACCTGCCGCATTTGCACCATGATGTGCGCGTCTACGTCCGTCTCGGGTTCCTGTTGTTGCGCGCCGCCGCGCCAGATATCCATTGGCTGCAGAAGCGGACTATCACTGGTGCGCTTGAGATTGATGAGCGTCGAAACGATCAGGCCGGTGTGAAATCTTTGCTCTTCCCGTTCGTCAGCCCATCGCTCGCAGAGGCTATCGAATTCTCTGATGGTGAGTTCCCAGAACTCTGCATCGGAGATTCTAAGTCGTTGAAGGGCGAAGCTCCAGCATCCGTCAATGTCCAGTCGAACCTCGCGTGAATCGCCCGTGCTTGCTGGAGCCCCTCCCTGAGAACGTTTTTTGTTGGACTCGGCGGGCAGGCTGCCTCGATCTTTGCCCATATTTCCAAGTGAGAAGCCGGATCGACTTCCTCCATGAATGCGTCGGGATCGAGTCCGGCCGGCGGCTGGCCTTTGCGGTCGTACATGAAGCAATACAGAATTTCGGGAAAGGCTGCCTCGCCATAGCGGCCGACAGCCTCCCCGATTTGGCAATGGAGACGTTGCACGATCCGCTTCAAGCCGCCGAACGTAAAACGGATCTCACGCTTGACTCCGTCCGGAGTCGTATAAAAGACCTGTTCCATAGCAATCCTTTAGTTCAGCAAGCTGGCTCCGGCCATCCCCTTGGTAAAGCTGGTGCCGTCGAACGTGACCGTGACCACGAGCAATTGTGCTTCGGCGATCGTGCTGCCAGGCAAGATCGAAAAAACCCAACCGTTAAACGTGAAGGGCGTCCAGCTCGTGGGCGCGCCGCGTTGGTTCGGCACTTCCGCGCGCCATCCTACGGTTGTTCCGGCCGCCTGCAGGGTGAATAGTTGATCCTGCTCCGGAGAGCTCGTCGCGTCCAAATCTTGCAGGATCGTGATCTCCATGTCGCCCACAGTCAGCATGCCGGGCATATTGCGCTTCCAAATGCTGCCATGCGTCGAGATATCGACTTTGTCCGGCTCCAGACTCGGAACACGAACGTTTTTTAGCTGGTTAATCCTCAGATAGGACAGAGGGGAAAGGGTCGCCGAAAAACCTATTCTGGTATGTACGCCAAGTACGCCGCCTTGCATGAAATGCGTCCTCCTGTTTGCCGGGAATTCGCCGCCCCGGAAGCGGGCAGATTCAGTTGTGGTGGTTGATGGGGAACGTGCGGGTGTTAGGTGAGAGTGCCTGAAATTTCAAAATCCACGATCACGCGCGCCGCTTTGCGGTCCGTGTCGTAAGGGCCAGCCGATGGCGGCTGCGCCAGCGCGCACCGCTGGACATCAGCGTCTTCGTAGCGGTCGAGCGCCGCCGCCACCAGGTCGCCGATACTGCGCGCTTCTCCATGAGTCGCCGCCCAAACCTCGATAGAGTAGAAATCCCACTCGCGAAGCGCCATGGTGCCCTCGTCGGAGCACTGATGGACCCGGCCTACTTGCGGGAAATGGATGATGTACGGTTGAGCCAGCCCTTGATAGTCCCCCGGCGTCTTGATGCGCGACGCCGGCACCCGCGCCGTTAGCGCCGGGTTCGCAATCAGAACGGCCTGTACTTTTTCGTCGACGGTCATACCGTTCTCTTCAGGGGCAGAGGCTCCACCGCCAAGGCGTGCATTCCTTCGATCAGGTTCTCGGCGGCAGCAGGCTGCCCCGCGAGCACGCCTGGCTTGAAGTACGGATAGGGCGGCGCCGGATGCGGCCCGCCGTGACCGAATTCCACCAGCCACGCGTACGGCGCCTTGCCCGATGTGCCGTAAGACACTCCAACGAGGACGTTGGGTTTTTCCGGCTTCCCATACGCAGCGAAGACCGCGTCAGACAGCGTTCCGGAGCGACTGTGGATGAGATTTTGAATGTAGCGGATGAAGACGAGGGCTCCGCGCATCCAGACTTTTTTGGCTTTCGGGCCGCTCATATGGGCGACACGGGCGTCGATATTCTGCGAGACTTCCGACACGCCTTCCAGGCCGACAGTAAACATTAGGGGACGCGCTCCTTCGCGATGATCTCCTGATAGCGCAACGTGCCAGGCGGGTCTAAAATGCTCAGAATGTCCATGAGGATCACCTTGCCGTCGATCCACCAGGAGATGCGGTCCGTCATTTCGATGTTGGGAACGTAATGCTGAAGAAGTTGGTACTGCGCTTCCGCCCAACGCTGATTAGCGAATTGCAATTCACGCCCGGTCAATTCCTTGATCTGCGCTTTGCAGGTTAGAAACCCCTGCCAGGTAAAGACGTCCTCGCCCCATTCGTTCTGCGGCGGATCAGCCGGGACTTTCCGTTCCCATGTGATCTGATGGCGCAGCAGGCCGGGGCGCAGCGTCTCCCCTCTATCGATTCTCATGACAAGCTCGGGACCGCGCCAAACTGGAGCAAATTGGTAACGGTCCAGGGATACTGCTCAATCGGTATATGATTCGCCTCGAACGGCAGCCGGCCGTTGAACCAATGCGAGATCAAATGTTTCATGCCGACCATTACGTGGTGGCCATCGCCGCCTGCGGCCCAGAAGGGCGACGTCGACGCAAGGCCAGAGGTGTAGCGGATCAGGACCGCGCTCGACGGCCAGGAGGTGAAACTCGGCCAGGAACCGCCATAAGGCGGAATGATCAGGCCGCGAAACGGATCCACGATATAGCCCGTGTCGGGCGGAACGACCGTATAGTTGCCGTCGCTGTCGCGGTACTGCACCAGGTCCACGGACACGAGCGGCCCGTAGACCTGAATCTCGCCGCAAAGGTCATCCAGGTAGAGGTCGTATTGCTTCCGCACGAGGTCGCGTTTCTGGAATCCCTCAGCGACCGAGCGCGCGGCGGAGATGAATCCCTGGAGCATGGCGTCCTCGTCCGAGTCCACCGGGCTGCGCGGCGGCAGCTCCAGGAACTGCTTCACCTGCGCCAGCGTCAAAGGTTCCTCGAAGGCTTGGGGCGGACTCGTGACCGTAAGAATGGCGGTGCCGTAGACACGCATGAAAGTGTTTGGAAAGTGTTTGGAAGTGTTTTGAAGTGTTTGGGCGCCGGATCACCAGCGCCCAAGGTTACGGAGAACGAACGAGTTATTTCTTTTTGTGTTTCACGCCGAAATTTGCGCCGATATGAGGAACCCAAACCCACTTTGGTTCTGGTTCGCCGCCCTCGCACGGGCAGTCAGGCGGCCGGATCGGAAGCCAATGGCCAGGAGGCAACCCGCCAGTCGGAGGCAGAGGCGTTCCCGGAGTCGGCGGCGGTTCCGTCTCGGGCGGTTCCGTCTCGCCCTCTTCATCGATGCCGTATCCAGGATCGACCGGCAGGAACCCGAAAATCGGAGGCTTGCCAAATCCAGGATCGACCGGCACCCAACGCCCCGGACCCCATGGAGAAGGCGGCTTCGACGGCGGCGGGTTGTCCGGATCGATCGGCAATACCGGGAAGCCGGGAGGTTTGATCGGCCCGCCGGTTGGATAGTTGGGACCGCCCGGCAGTCCTTGACTCGGGTAAGTCAGGCCCGGGCCGCCCGGCAGCCCTTGATCCGGACGATCAGGCCGCCCGCCGCCATAACCCGGCGGCAGTGTGTTGTCTGGGCCGCCGGGACCGCCGCCCGGTGGTGTTTCTGGTCCGTCTGGGATTTCAAAGCACAGTAATCTCTTCGGCATTCGTTACTCCTTCGTTTGGATTCATGCTGCGTAGCTGCAGCGGCCCCGCATGTTTGAGCCGCATGCTTGCCGGAATTTCCGGCACGTCGCCCTGGATCATGTGGCGATAACAGTCCTCCGCAATGTTGTCCGGATCGTTCGCGCTATACCAGGCGAATTTGCGGAGCCTGTCCGTCTGCGATAGATAGCCCAGATGGAGCAGGGACGGCTCGTCGAGATCCGCCATCGTGCCCGGGATCCGCGGCACATTGCCACAATGGAAGTTCCCGCCGTTGCCGGTCGCCCGAAAATCTATCGGCCCCGGCTGTCCGGCCAACCGGAAGAGGGAGCCGCGCCGGAAATTGGCATAGATCCCGTCGACGCGTTCCTGGTCGTGTGAATTCCACAGATAGCGGACGCGCAGCCGGTAGCTTGTGATGCCTGGAGCGGTGATCGACAGAATGTATCGCAGCTCATGAGGCTTATCGAGAATCTCATCGCCGTCGATATGCAACACCCAATCCGGCTCGAAGCAGTTGCGCACCCAATTGAGCAACGCTTGCTTATCCCTGACCTCGTCGAGCCCATCAAACTCAGACCGCCACACGCGCGCCCCAAACGATTCGCAGATTTCCGGCGTGCCGTCCGAGCTGTGATCATCGAACACCAGAACGTGGTCACACACCGGCTGAATGGAACGCAGGACGTCGGCGATCCAGCGGGATTCGTCCTTGATGCGCAGCATGCCGACAATGTTCATTTGGACCTCAGTGGCGGGAGTTTTCGCCGTTCCAGTTCGGCCAGCAGCGCCGGATTGTTCCGAAACTCGTCCATATTGTCGGGAAGAGGAAAATCCGGCGGTGGCGCAAGCGAGGGATCGAGCTTATACGCCAACGATCGAAGCCACCACGCGATCCTTCTACGCCAGGTCATAAACTTCATCACGCTGCGATCGCGGCAGGCTGCCACCAATCCCAAAGCTCCGACTGGTTCTGGTGATACGGCTCCCATTGCCGCGCCCAGCCCCTAGCTACGTACTCTCGCGTCAGGGAGGCCCAAGGTTCGACCGGAAGGTGGTCCAGGAGGAATACCGGCAGGGCCGGGTTAAGCCACGCCCGATTGGCCCAAGGAGCGCGCTCCTGCCATTCCGTGAAGCCAAACCGCTGCGCCGGGCGCGGCAGCGTCTGGAAGCACCGGTTTCGCATCAGCCCGATGCCGCCGATGTGCGCCGCCGGATCCGCGGCACGCGGCACGCAGCCAGGCGCGACCGGCCGGAACGCCTCGATTCCCAGGAGATCCACCTCGGGATGCTGCCGCAGCACTTTCAAGCACTCGCCGAGCCAGCCCGCAGGGACCATCGTGTCGTTGTCCACCTTCGCGAACGTCGAATCACGGCCGCGCGGAATCCCGCAGAGGTAGTCCACCATGACCATGACCGGCGATTGGTAATTGCCCGGCCGGAATTGCGTATCAGCCGGAAACTGGACGCTTTCCAGGTACTCCGCCGTTCCGTCCAGCGAGCGGTCGTCATAGACCAGCACGCGCCCGATCTGGGACCAGTCCGTGTTCGCCATCAAAGCCTCGACGGTGGCCTTGGTGAACTCCAGGCGGTTGTGTGCGAGATAGAGCAGGTCGATCATACGGACCCTCCAGCCCCACGCGCCGGCGGCGCCCACAAGGACAGCACCAAGGCATCGCGGCGGCGTACGTGCGCGTCCACATCCCGGCACAGGCCTTCGGTTTCCGGGATGTTCTGATAGCCGTATCCTTCCCGCACCGGCACGATCACAATCCGGCAGTTCTGCGACGTCCAGATGTCATCGTCAACAGCTTCCGGCGGGATTACGCGTGCAAGCGTCATCGCCGTGTGGCGCGTCATCAAAGACATTCTGGAAAGGCCGATATCGACGGTCCGGCATTCGTTCAACGTGTATCCGTCGACATATTCGGAGGTGGTGTAGGGCGCGGACCAGTTGCCTAGCATGCGGCCCTGCATCTCAATCGCGACGTCCTCGTTCTCGCCCGGATTCCACAGCATCAGATTGCCGAGCGTCTCCTTTTCCACCACAAGATCGTTGTCCTGGAAAAACACAAAATGCGTACGCGCCAGATAGGCCGCCGCGAACCGGGCGGTGATGCCCCAATTCCGGCCGGCTTCGATCACGTCTGCGCCCTCGACCTGGATATGCGCGGGCGTGTTGTTCCAGATGATGATCTGCGCCGGTCGCACTTCCCCGCCCTGAAGCGCCGCTACGATTCGCTTGAGATCCACGCGGCGGGAGTCCCAATAATGCGGAATGATGGCCGTGACGTCGCTCATAACCTCTGAAACATTGCCCTTTCCAGCAGGAAGATGTGCTCTTCGTGTGTCGTCAGCACCGGCTGTTCGCAGATCAGCAAGTCGCCGATCACTTCCAGCAGATCCGCCCGAGCAAACCGCAGATAAGGCAGCTCGCCGCTGGCATACTTCTCGACCTTGTACACATGCGTCCGGTCTGCGAACGGCGTGAACGTCACGAGCGCCATACGCTGCTGGAAGGACTCGCAGGCGTTCTTGAGAATCTGCCGCCAGTCGTCCGGATTGTGCTCCAGCACGTGACGCATGAGAATGGAATCGCACGGCAGCTTGAAGTCCGCCAGGTTGACGTTGCCCTCGCCGTTGAACGTCCCATCAATTCCGACCCATTCGGATTGAACGAAGAACTGTCGCGAGAAACCCTTGCCGCAGCCCCAATCGCAAACGGTCCCGTGGCCGTCGAGCCATTCGGCGGCCAGCCTGTAGGTGTCGAGAGCCCCGTATTGCGGCGCATGGTCAGGAAAGCGATGCATTAGAGTGCGTGGTTGTCCGCGCCCCACTTCTGGCGGAAAATCTCGGCGCCCTTGA